TAAAAATGGAGCATATTATGTTTTTAGTAATTATCATTTATTACCACAGATTATAATGCAAGAAAAAAATAATATAAAAAAAATAATATAAAACAAAAATGACAGAATATTTGATATTATTTATTATTGTAATGATATTTGTTCTTTTTTATTATGGTGCAGCATATTATTTTACAACATATGTGACATTATAAATAAAAAGAATAAATATTTATAAATTATAATAATATGATTAATATAAATCATACAAATAATGATAAATATATTTTAGATTTATTATCAACTGATATATTTAATGAATTTATTAATATTAAAAAACCATTTTGTATGTTAGAAACAAAATATAATTTTATTAATATTGATACACATAATAATTTTTTACATGATAATAATTCATCAATTGAAGAAAAGAGAAAATTAATAAAAAAATTTAAAAATAAAAATTATGAAAATAATATAGATTATAAAACTTTGTGCAATCCTTTTGGTATTGAGAAAGTTGTTTTTTCTGGCGGCGGAACTCGTGGCATTATATACATCGGTTCATTAATTGCTTTATATAAATTAAATACTTTATTTTATCTTAATACTTTTATTGGAACAAGCGCAGGAGCATTAACAGCATTATTTTTAGGATGTATTACACCAATAAAAGATATTTATGAAAATACAAAAACACAAATTATAAATAATATTGATGATAAAATATATTACGAAGCATTACAATTTTTTGTAAAAAGATTGTGGAATCGTCCAATCGCAACATTTTATGATAAACCATCATATAGTTTTTTTGGCTTATTAAATGCGATGACAACATTAATGAAAGATAATAGTTTATATGATAATGAAAAATCAGGATTTAATATTTGGATTGCTTTAATTTGTAAAAAAATTTGTAAAATTATGGGTAATACATTAGATGAAAAAATTATTATAAAATATAATGGTTCAATAATAGATGAAAATATAAATGACGAATTAATTGACACGTGTAAATTTGATAATTATATTATTGAAAGATTTTTTACATTTCAAGAATATTATGAGATAACCGGAAAATCAATTATAATAACAGGAACACAAACTAAAAATATAAAAACAGTTTATTATACTTATAAAAATGATGAATATAAAAATCTAGATATTTTAACTGCAATACTCGCATCAATGAGTATCCCATGGATTTTTAAAGCACCCATAATTAATAATTGTTATCATTTTGATGGAGGATTATATGATAATTATCCAATTTCAATTAATGATATAAAAAATGATAAAATAATATCATATGATAATACTATATTTGGTATATTAATTGATAATAAAGATACTATAATTAATGTTAATGATGTTATAACAGAATTATGGATTATATACAATGGATTTAATAAAATAACTCATATTGATAATTTACAAGTATCCAATGAATTTATAAAATTATCAGAATTATTTTTTGAAATAAAAACGGAATTAAGTAATTTATTATTCGCACCAAAAGAATTAATACGACAATATATTGAAAATGAAAGTATTTATAATATAAATAATTTATTTGATACTGAAACACAATATAAAATTGTAATTAATAATTTATTACTCAAATTAGTAGATTATAATATAAAAAATTTAGATGATGTTTTTGAATGTTCAATTAATCATGGCAAAATATGTGATGAATTATATAAATTATTAAAACAAAAAAATGTAAATACAGAAAATTATAATTTTTTACTTAATAATATTTTAGTATTCTATGATTTAAAATATAAATTATATACTCATACTCATACTATAAAAATTAATACAATATTAGAAAAAATATATAATATATTAAAAGAATTTTCAACATTATATAAATTAGAATTAGCAAAAATATCAAATCCAGAAAAAAATATTAATAATTCAATTTCTATGCTTGAAAATTTTATTATTAATATTATTGGCAATAATATAAATATCGAAGAAACTCAACATAATAATTATTCATATCAAAACATTATAAATTATTTTTATAATACATCAATGAATGATATATTATGTAAATATTTTAATATTGTAAATAATAAAGTTTGTAATGATAATTTTAATGTTATGCGAACTATTATAGTAAATACTTTTGATTGTTCTGTTTTAGATTTTAATATGACTGATGAAATAAGAATAAAATTAATTTATGAAGGTTATACAAAAACAATAAATTATTTCTCAAATATTTTACATCTTATGAAATTAACAGGCAAAATTAAAACAGAAAAATACATAAATTCATATGAAACTTTATACAATTCATTATTTAATGTTTGATAAAATATTAAATATGAATTATTTAATGTTTGCTAAAACATTAAACAATTCATTATTTAATGTTTGCTATAACATTAAACAATTCATTATTTAATGTTTGCTATAACATTAAACAATTCATTATTTAATATTTGATAAAATATTAAATATGAATTATTTAATATTTGATAAAATATTAAATATGAATTATTTAATGTTTGCTAAAACATTAAACAATTCATTATTTAATATTTGATATTAAACAATTCATTATTTAATGTTTGATAAAATATTAAACAATTCATTATTTATTATTTGCTAAAATATTAAACAATTCATTATTTATTATTTGCTAAAATATTATTTAATATTAAACAAGTCATTATTTAATGTTTGACAAAATAAGTTATTATTTAATGTTTCATAAAAAACATTAAATAAAGTGTTCTATATTACGTATTTGATATTTTTATTTTGTTATACTATTATATGGATAATAAAACAGATTATTGTATATTATATTTATTTACATGTGATATTAATAATGTTAATAATGTTAATAATGAAGTCAATATTATAACATCATATATTACAAATCAACATTTAACATTATGGGATATATTCAAAATTGGTGATTTTATTGAAAATACAATAACACATAATAAATTTATAATAAGAAAAAGCACAAAATTAAAAATAGCACAAAATAATTTAATTCTTGAACCATTATATAAAAATAATTTTATACCTTTTTATTTCTATTCTATAACACAATTTAAATTAAATTATTTTGATAATTTACATGTAAATTATGATTATACCGATAATAAATTTTATAATGTTATTAATTATTATAAACAACCCATATATTTAGATATAGATAAACTTCAATTTATTAATAATATTTCTGTAAATAATATTTATCATCATACAATAAATAAATTTTCTCAATTATTTAATAATAAATATACGATTGATTATTTATACATTATTCTTGTATATAAAAATGAAAATTATATGTTTATTAGTAAATATTCTAATGAATTTTACACATATAACATGGCATTAGAAAAAATAAAATTTATTTCTCAATTTACAATTTATAATAATACATATTTTTTAGAAAATATTATTAGTGATGATATAATTAATATTGCTAATGTAGAAAATGTTAATGAACAAAATATAATTTATCTCATTGGAACAAAAATTCTTTATTAATTTTTTTTCTATAAGTAATAAAAATAAAAACAATAGAACACATTAAAACAATAAAAAATAAATATTTGTATATGTTCTTATCATTATTTATTTCATGTTTTTTTGTGTTCTCTTTTTTATTTTTTTGTTCTTGTTCTTGATCTTGTTCATGTTCATGTTCTTGGTCTTGGTCTTGGCCTTGGTCTTGATATTGTTCATCTATGTCTATTATTAATTCTTTTTGTGTATTATTATTTGTTAAAACTAATGGTGCATTATTATAGTCATCATCAAAATCATTGCTATTAAATATTATATTTTTTATTTTATGATTTTTAATTTCATGATCATTATTTTCATCATCATTATATTTTCCTGTATTTGCTCCTGTAATATTTGTCCAATCGAATTCTTGTAATTTTTTATTCCATAAATGTATTGCTTTTATTTGTAATTCTTTAGGTACTATTATTCTATTATGATTATCATAATAAATAATTGGTTCTATGAATGGATTTTTAATATTTGGATTTTCGGGTGTGTAATTCGCAAATTCATCCATACAATATTGTATGAGTTCATCCTCAGTAATTGGCATAATATAATAATTATTAGTATAAAAAAAATTGAAATTTAAACATTATAAATTTTATCTATTATATTATCAAAAATGCTTTCACATTTTCAATTAGTTGGTAATTTTCATTTTGTTTTTGGACATCCTTTGAGATATGAACCTTATATTGAATGTTTTGAAACTGATCTAAAAATTGTTCCATTTAGATTATCATTAATTAATGAAGAAATTAATGAATATAAAGATGCATTAAAAGCAAATAATATTATTGAACAAGCAGACGCATTATGTGATGCAGTTTATGTAATTCATGGCGCTGCTCTTTGTTTGGGTATTAATTTGCATAAAGTTGTAAGAAATGATATATATAATAATATTACTTTAGAAGAAATTGAAAATGAAATATTAAATTTTGAACAAAATTATAAAGATAAAATATTTTTAGGTATGATAATTTCATTAAATAATTTATTAAATATGATACATTCATTTGCGCATAAACATAAATTTTATAAATTTGATGAAATGTTTCGTGAAGTTCATCGCTCAAATATGTCTAAAGTATGTAATAATTTAGAAGATGTTGAAGCATCAATCGCTTTTTATAAACAAGATAATCGCTATAAAAATCCGTCATATAAAATAAAAAATAATTATTATGTAATTTATGATGCTGATACATCAAAAATACTAAAAAATCATAAGTGGGAATCACCAAATCTAAAACAATTTTTTATCTAATTTATTAATATATTATGAGTCATAAACATAAATCATCTATAAAATCACGTTCAGACCATGAAATTTTAATCCCCCCTGGTGCGCTTTCTGAATATTTAGCACAAGAAAATAATAGATTCGTAGAATTATGTATTTATTTTGATGGGTTGTGTATTGATGATATTAAATATCTTAAGCCTCATGATTTAATTAATTTAGTTCCTTTTGAGCGTTATCGACATCGCTTATTAATGACTGTTTTAGTAAGGCGCTATTTATTTAGAGAATGTGATGATTTCTCGAGTGATGGCGAAAGTCATAAATCATAAATTATAAATCATAAATCATAAATTATTATATTAAAAAAATTGAAAAAATTAATATATTTATATTCATATTATTTTCACATAAATTGCTATTTCTTTAGTGATGTCTTGTTCTACTTTACGTTCTCATGAAAAACTTCTCAAGAAGTTTGTTATCTTTGCAAAAGAAGGGCTACGTGTCGTACCGACCGATCCTAAAACAAAAAAGCTCCATGAAAAGCTTCACGCGGAGTTGATGTCATTACTCGAAGCAGAAGGGGGTAAATATCCCTCTTTTGAAAAGTTGTTTGGGATTTTGACGCAATATCGAAAAAGATTCTTGCTCTCGTTTCATCTTTTCACTGCAGCTAAAGATGAAATAATCTTTGTCACTGTTTCTTGCGACGATGATTCATTGCTTGAAAAGTTAGCTGTGTTGAATTTTCCACGTGGTTTCGCGATTAAGTGGAATCGCGTGTTGAACGAGCTTGCGATTTGTGGCTTTGACCCAAAATTTGGCAACGACGGGCGTAACACAACTAAAGTTGCTGATGCCAAAAAAACTGCAGCGCAAGTAAAAAAAGCGCTCGAAATGTTTGGCAAACAACTCGATCAAGAATTCAAGCCAATAACTGCTGCAAAAATAGCAGAGTTACAAAGCAAAGTGGATAAAACGTCCGCGAATGTCAAAGAGCAAATGGCAGCAATTGCGCAAGAAGCGAAAAAGCTTGAAAAGGCCGAAATTCAAGCCAAAGCAGAAGTCTTATACAAAGACCATCTGGCGCGAGAAACCGCAACAGCCGCAGACAAAGAAATAATACCGAACTTTGATAAATATGGGATGTCCCTCAAAGTAAGTGGCTGTTTAATTGGCCTATACTTTTTCGAATTCCAGGGTAAAATTGGCGTTGCCATTTACTCAAAGAATTCTATGGGGAACAAATATTGCTCCATGTTTGAAGAATACTTTTTCGAACATATGGCCGCAATGGACGTTGATATTGAAGCTTTAGCGCATGAAATGTGCAGCCAAAACATGACTGCATATTGTGAATTCATCACAACTAATGATTCATCTCACGGCTACAACCCACACACAACCATTTGTGTGTGGCACATTGGTTCGTGCGGCGCTTCTAATTCTGCGACTGCTCCTGAACATTTGCAAAAAATTGACTGTTTCATGCAAAAACTGCCCCCCGATATGTTCATTCAGTTCTTACAAAAATACAAGATGGATTACGGGGCGCAGTTTCGCATCAACGACGCAACACTTGCAAAAACGTTTTATGAGTTCATCTCAAAAGCACACGTGCGCAACTCAATGACATATTCGTCGTTTATGCGTTATTGGAAGGTTTGGGCCGCGAAATACCCACAAGCGTTTGAGTGCATCCCAGGTTCATTTGACCACGGCGAACGAATCTCAGATGTTTTGGAAGGCATTGTAATCAGAATGGACAAAACTGTTGAAAAATTCAAATTTCCATTCTACACTTTGGCCACTCTTGGCTTTCGCGCCTTTCTTGATGCTGTAAATCGTTGCTATCGCGCTATGCAAGAAGCAAACGGCACCCCAAAAAAAGATTGCGGCAATTTTCCATGGGGGAAACCTTTGACACAAGAACTTCTTGATGTCATTATTGCTGCTGCTAAGGATTATCTTGAACGATGGATTTGTCAAGATTCGGCCTGCGCTGAAACTAAACAATTCATTGCAGTTCTTGAAAAGTCCTTTGCAACTTTTGCAGAAAGCAGCCATGAGCTTTATGCGAATTTTCTTGCTTCTGGTTCAAGCGACAGTTTCCACAACTGGCTTCGCGACCTTTTTATGCAAGAACTCGCGCAAGCATCAACTGCTTCTGTATCAATCCCCCTCTCCCAAGTCGCTTATGTCGCCGCAACATCCGCCGCAACATCTGCCGATCCTTAAGTCGCTCTTGTTGTCTTGTCGCTGCTCCTTAAGCTGCTCTTAATGCCATTTTTTTGATTAAATAATACACATCAAATTTCACTATATTATTTTTTATTATTTACTTTTATTTATATAAAAACAATTACTGTAAAATATATGTGTGAATATTTTTATTCTTTTGTATTATTATATAAATGTCAGTATCAGAATATGATGCTCTAACACTTGCAACAATTAATAATAATCTTACTGAACAAACTGATTTAAATAATTGGCGCCATAGTTCTATTTTATTAAATGATGGCACATTATCAGATTCACAAGTTAAAAATAAACTTGATAATATACTATCAAATACAACTATTAAAAGAGCGTGCTGCTTGGGTTCTCAAAGACCAACAAATAATAAAGTTCCATTTTATACTGTTCCTGTAAAAATACCTGTTCCAAAAGATTTTAACGGCGGCACACTAGTAAATCAACAATATCAATTTATAACAAAAGCCGTTCAAGTTCCAAGTTCATTTTGTTCAATTGGTAGTGATATTTACGATAAACAAATGAATATTACTGATCCTAGTATTTCAAATACAACTCCTTGTGATGATTTTTATCAATTATATTGTTCAAATTCACTCGCAAATTATATTAATGAAAGTAAAATGCTAGGCCTCACTCCTGACCCCGGCAAATTTGCGACTGATTATAGCCCTGATTGTGCATGTTATAATATTGGGGGTATGCCTCCTGGTAATAAATATTTTGTTCCAAATAAATGTTTGGGGCAAACAAATTGCTCCGTTTCTAACGCAACTTCCGAGCAAGTTTATTTAGATCCTCAATCTCGCAATTATCAATGTACCATTAATCAAACCACGTGTCAATCAATTTTCGATTTCTCTAATTCTAAAATTTCTGAGAGTCAAGTAGAAATTAGCCCTCATATTCGTGACGAATGTAGTATGTATATTGGTAATACTAAAGCTCCTAACACAACTAAAACCTCAAATACGAATACTAATAATGGCACAACATCTATTAACTCTAATTCTAATTCTAATTCAAATCCAGATCCTAATTCTAATTCTAATTCAAATTCAAATTCAAATTCAGATCCTAATTCTAATTCTAGTTCAAATTTAAATCCTAATCTTAATCCTAATACTAATTTAAATTCAAATCCTAATACTAATTCAAATTCAAATTCAAATCCTAATACTAATTCAAATTCAAATCCTAATACTAATTCTAATTCTAATTCTAATTCATCTAATACATTAACACAAACACAAATATATCTTTTACTTGGATTTGGATTATTTATTTTTATACTTATAATTATATGTGCGATTTATTTTGGCATGAGAAAATCTTCACAACGTCAAATGTATCGTTTTTAATAAAATCTAAAAATAATTATTTTACATAATAATTATAATGAACATAAACTATATAAAAACATTTTTAATTTTACTAATATTATTAATATTGTTAATAATATATGTTAAATTAAATAACACAACAATACAAAATATATTAATGTGTAATAATTACATAGTCACGGGGGGATTTGTATTTATTATATGTTATATGACATATTTTATGCTATTAATAAATACTACACATGATGAAACATTTGATAATAATAAAAAATATACTTTTGACAGTTTTTATGACGAGAATATGACGCCAGTTGCTCATGAATCAAGTGAAAGTATATCAAATATTGATTGTAATGCAATAATAAAACAATTAGAATTAACAAATAAAGATACTACAGTTATTACATTACCGACTGAATATAATAAATGCAGTGATTTAATTAAACACAGAAAATTTAAAAGTACAATTTTATATGAAAAAGAAAAAATAAAAAGACGACGATTTATTTTGAGAACACTTATAAATGATAAATATTATTACTTAGTAATTACAACGAATAAAAAAATGGATTTACCAGAAAATAAAGCAACAAAAGAGAAACCAGAGACATGCAATATTGGGGATACTTATTACGTGCCAATGTTAGTTGAAGAATCAAAAATATTAACAAATTATCAACCAGAAAATTATTATTTTGATATACGAAAAAGATTTGATACATACGTAATATGTGCGACTATTAATAATACTAAATATTTTTTAAATAGTTCTGCAACATTTTCACCATATCAATCAATACCACAAAAAACATTGCCTCAATATATTAATAATAAATTGCAAATGGTTGATTTTCCAAATTACAATTCATTAAAATTTATTTGTGCAACACCAAATATAAATATAAAACATCCATTAATTAATTTTTATATTGAATCATCATTAATACAAATTACAAATCAAGCATTACCAAATAATATATTTTCAGATAAATCGCCGATATTTTATCCGCAATATATTAATATATTTACAAAAGATGATAAAGATAGAAAATTTAACTTAGCTATATCAACTGATTTGGATGATCCATTAAAACTTGATAGAATACCATTAGCACTTATGCCAGTTGCTTATGATGAATGTGCGCGCGATAACATAAAATGTAATTCAGTAATTTATGATAATAATATTAATTATGCAGGAACAACAAAAAAAACTTTTGAAATAATTAGCATTTATGTATAAATTTATTATTAATATAATTATTTTTATAGAAATAATATATAATGGGTAGTTCTTCATCTACTGATAATAAAACGGTTAATGTAAATGATACCTCAGTAATATCAAATGATGCAATAAATATATTAAATCAAAATTTAAATAATGCTACATCAAATATGATTATTAATTCAAATCAAGATTGTGTGGGAACAACATTAATATCACAAAGTATAAGTTTTAAAAATTGTGCAATAAAAAATACTAAATTAGTAATAAATGGGACAAGTAATGCGACAGTTCAAGTAAATTTTGGATGTATAAAAGTTGCAAAAACTGAATCGCAAATTGGTCAAACAATTTTAGCAGAAATGATGGCGGAATTACAAAAAAATTTTTCAGTCAAATCATTAAATGATATGAATAATAAAGCATCTGCAGAATCAGCATCATCCGGCATATTAGCAAATTCATCAGCAAGTAATAGTGCAACAAATATTTACAAATTACATACTGTAAATAATAATTATACTAATTTACAAAATATTATCGCAAATACAATTAACTCTAATTTAACTACTAATAGTATTCAAAATTGTATAAATTCTAATGCAATACAACAAGAAATTGATTTGAGTAATTGTAATATTGACAGTTCAACAGTTGAAGTATCGCGTGATCAAAATGCTTCAATTAATAGTATATTAAATTGTGTAAGTTCAAGTGAGACAATCAGCAATACTGTCACTAATATTGTAAATAATCTCGGTCTTAAAGTTGGTTCAAATACAAATGTATCTTCTGAAAATGAAATGAAAAATGATTTAGTCGCTGCAGCTAAATCAGTCGGTATAAGCTTTCCTTTCTTACCATGTGCGTCTTTGCCTATTCCAGGATGTGGGGATCAATCCGGTTGTTGTTCATGGTCGATTTGTTGTTGTGTTGTTATAATAATTTTATTAGGTCTTTATTGGTATTTTTTTATGCGTGACGGTAGTGGCAGTAATCCTTTTATGATGGGACAAAATATGGGTATAAATCCATTTATGAATATGAGCACAAATTCTCCAAATATAAGAACGTCTTATCAATATCAATCTCAACCTATGAGCGCATTATCATCTATGAACCCAGTTTATACACCTATGGACATGGATATGACTACCGCAACAGATATGAGTCTATCTCAGAATATAGTGTCTCCTCCATTATACGACACTTTAATACAATAATATTTCTAATTTATTTCATATTGTCATTATCTTTAGTTTTATTAATACTTTTTAATTCTTATTTTATAATGACAATACATGATATACATAATTTAATATTTTTAAATATTGGGTTATTTCAATGAGTTTTATTAATATTTTTATTTGTGATGTATTTTTTGTTAATTTATTATTATGATAATATGAATTTTTATTAAATAAGATTTATTATAAGATTTTATTTTTGTATGAAAATTATAATATTATATTTATGAGAATAATTATTTATTGATATTATTATTTTGCTAATTATGAAATTTTATTATTGTAATTTTATTTTTGTAAATTTATTATTATAATTTTATGAATTTTCATTGGATGTGATTTATTATTATTTGCTAATTATGAAATTTTATTTTTGTAAATTTATTATTATAATTTTATGAATTTTCATTGGATGTGATTTATTATTATTTGCTAATTATGAAATTTTATTTTTGTAAATTTATTATTGTAATTTTATGAATTCTCAATAGGTGTGATTTATTATTTGCTAATAATAAATTTTATTATTGTAAATTTTATATTTTATGAAAATTATAATATTATATTGGCGTTGTCTAATGGTTATATTACTTTTTTATTCTTATTTAAGATATTTTTGATGATAAATAAAAGTAATATAACCATTAGACAACGCTAGGATTTCTATGAGAATTATTTAATGCTATTATATTTATGAATTCTCATTAAGTGTGATTTATTATTATTTTGCTAATTATGAAATTTAATTTTTGTAATTTAATTATGGCGCTGTCTCATTGAGTTATATTGATACTTTTTAATGATGAAAAAAATATTAATATAAAATTGATAGAAATATTTTTATATTT